AAATCTACACTAGCATCTTCTAAAGCATTTAAAATTACATGCCTCCATAATTTCTGTTCTGCGTCTTGATGATTGTTGTGTACTAAGTCTGTGGCTAACTCAGTGCCCATAAGTCTTAATAAGCTTTGAGAGTAAATCACGATATGGTGCCTCCAGATGTTTAATAATAGGACTTAGAGAGGCGACCTCATAATTTTGTTGTACGTCTTCTATCAGTGACGTTAACTGTGCACCAGTAATTTTTTCTTCTACAATAATAGTTTGTATATTTTTAAATTCTTCAGCATGATTCATTTTATAATTATACGCTTCAATCATCTTTCTTGTCACCCTTGATCACTTTAAAATTAATTATTTCAGCGGATTTACTTTTAATATTTTTAGCTGTTTTTGAGTGTTTCTTATAAATTTCATCAGCATCACTAAAAAATTTATATATACTTGTATCATCATAACCAAATTCTACTCCACACATTGCAGAGTCAATGGTAACTAATACCTGATGATATTGCGCGTATGTAAGTTTTCTCGCTAAAAGCTTTAGCGTATCAGTTAGATTTTTTCTTAGTTTGCTTTGTGCTGCCATAATTTTCTACATAAAGTTTATCAATAATGTTTATGTAATCGTCAGCCGTGACCCGTGGTCCGTGATATTTATGGCCTGATCCACTACAGAAGAGACACGTGCCAGTGTTCTCGGAGCTGCCTCGAACATAACCGTTGCCTTTGCAGTGTTTACAAATCTTAATAGACTTGCTTATCTTTTGATGCATAAATTATTTTCAGTTTAATTTCAAACTAAAAATAACACAAAAAAAATTTTTAAATATCTTTTATTTATTCACAAAATAAATTAAAGCTCCAAGACTCAGAGCCAATGCGAGGGCTATCATCATATCAATACAAAAAATACACATTAAACCTTACTTATTTAAGCAAGGGTCAGAGACCCTTACTTTTAATTATTTATCTAAAAACTCTACTCTTTTAGCCTTATATTTAGGAATAAATCTTCCAAATTCATTTCCCTCTGGATGAACATAATCAGAATCAACTTCAACACATGAGCTAAGTTTACCAACTATCTTTGTGTATTCTTCAGATCCAAGATGACCGCCTTCATCGACACTAACAATATTAAATTTATAAAGCTTTAGATCATCCTTCTCTTTGTCATGACTATAAAGTTCTATATAAACATTGTTGTCTGCAAGAGACATTTTATCTATCAATAGCTTGACTAATTTTTTCAATATCATTATGCCACCTTTCTTCCATTCTTCTTTACTTCAACTTTCTTAACTTGACGATTCCAAGGCTGCAATTCTTTTTTTAATAACAACAACAGTTCGATTGTCATAGTATCAACGTGTTGCTTACTACCGCCACTGATCTCTACTGTTATAGTTTGTTTCTTGATTCGTTTCATTTTAAAATCCTTCACGCTGCCTTCCTTTTCTTTAATCGATCCTTACTCCACTTTTCACGAGAATAGTTTCTTTCGATTTTTACAAACTTAGAACGTTTAACTTCATCCAAATGTTGTTTCAACATTTGTAGTAAACTTTCTTTTATCATTTTATCAGTTTGATACTCTCGTTGTGCATGAGCAGACATTTCAAAATTTACAGTGACTTTATAATCAAAGTTTTTCTTCGACATTATTTCTCCTTACAGTTATCTTTGTTTATGTTATGTGTTCCTTCTTTTTCTATAAACCAGACATAGGACCACTCATCATGTCCGGGTGTACATTTCTTTCCTAACGATACAGTGTAACCACAGCCTGTTAGTAATAAAAATGCAAACATCATTATTATTCTCATTGTTTACCTCCAGATCTAAATTCTAAAAATTTATTTTTACAAAACTCTAGCATTTCTTCAAACTTTGGCATCGGATGCTCAACATCTATTGTGTTTCTTTTCTCTCCGTTGACCCAAAGTTCTAAAGTGCCAGTTACCTGATTAACTTCAACACAAAACTTTTCTTTACCTTTGTGATGAAAGTTTATTCTTTCTATGTCCTGTGCTACGATTGTCATTTTGTTTTACCATTTAACAGTTTCTTTTTAAAAGCTTCTAATGATATTCCCTCTCTTTTTGCCTGAAACTTAAGGTAATCATTAAAAATTTTACTAAACTGTGGACCTGGCCCTCTATGCTTTGTTTTAGCAATCGCAACCAATAGGGTGTGATCATCTTTATTAATCGCTAAACTCTTCCACTTGTTAATATCCATCGTTCCTCTCTTTCTTTTCTATATTCTTTTTTATTTTTAGCGGTGGACTTCAGCACATAGCCATACTCTTCTATGTACTGAGATCCGTTATTGTATTTTTGAGTTATACGATTAATGGCGTGTATTCGTCTGTCTTTCCAATTCATCGATCCTCTTTTCTAATTTTATCATGTGGTCTCTGATTTGCACTGACATATGTAACGTTTTGTTACATAGTTCTTTTGTACTTTTAAGCACTTCACCAGTAGCGTCAGTGACTTTTATAATATTATCAAACTGTTCTTTGATAGCTTTGAAAGCATCATCGTAGTTTGGTGTACTTGTAATCTTTGCGGGTTCTCCGAAAAGTTCAATTGTTTTTTTTACTAGACTCATTTGTTCTCCTTGTTTGTGTTACGTCTTGATTTAAGTTCATCATAGATCAAAGTAATGGCTAGAGTTTTATCAACTGGATAATGATACCTACCATCCTTGTCTTTAGCATTACAATTCTCTATAGATGAAACACAGCTGTCAAAAATAAGAGAGTCCTCTGTATCACATCCCTCTGTGTCAACAGAAGGTATGCTCGCTAGTGTATCATCCATATTTTTTATGATAGAATGAAACAACGGACTTGAGCTCTTAATTTTGATCAACATATTATTACATACAATATTATGGGATAGGTGTGAAAGTCAACAAAAATATGAAGTTTATTTTAACTATAAGTATATGCTCGGTTGCATTTCAGGACTGCTCTCCGCCAGTCCAACATGACGTTTTATTTGATAATTTTGATAATTGTGTAAAAACAGCATTAAATGAGATGACAAATATACAAAATATGCTAAATACGGATATGGTAAATAAAAATCTACTAGGCCCACAATTCAAGTGTAAACCAGTAACTTCATTATAATGTTAGCTTCTACTATAGGTTCTTGGATATTATTTGGCACATTGTGCTATACCAACCCCGGAGACGTGGATACTTGCCATCAGATCCTCAAAAAAGGCGTTTTAAGCCCCGCAGACTGCTCTGTAATCTGGCAGAGCACCGCTAATAGGATGGATGCAAAAATCAGAGAAAGAGGCCTATCTATGACCTATGTAGAGGGTGTTTGCCTGTCATCTGAGCCCGGTGTAGACAAGACTATCAATTTATCCTATAATAAAATATGAGAGCATATAGGATCCAAGCCAGAGTGGGAGGAAAGTATATGAACCACTTATTAGTCGCTGATAACGACAAGGCAGCCCTAAATGCTTTTGTAGAAAAAGTAAGTGAGGGTAAAGTGAAGATGATTGACGAAGACTTCTACTGTAAGAGCCACACTTACGTAACATATGAGGAGTTGAATGAGTCCAGAGAAAATACGTCTGTTAAACAAGCTGAACAATCTCAACGCTAAGTGGTCTAATGACTATTTAAAAAATCAGGGTTCAGTTAATGTAACAATGGTTCAGACTGAAAGAGATATTAAGTCTACAAGAAATGCCATTAAGTACGAAGACGTGCAAGAAAATTTAAGAGCTACAGGCTAATTAGTTCTTATTATTATAAAAACCAAACTTTTCTCTTAGGATACCTATCGGCTTTTTAAAATTATAGTGATTAACTATATTTAACAATTTTTTTCTTTTCAACACTGAGTACTTTAAAAGTAATTTAGCAACGTGCAAAGCTTTTCGATGTGAGCACCTCCATCTCCATTGTGGTTTCTTTCCTAAGCCTTGATTTTTTTTATAGTGAATTGTTCCAACTTTAACTATATTGTAAAACCAATGTAAGGGCTCGATCTCAGTCATGGCTATTTCTAAATTAATATGCCACTTCATACACCCTTTCTTAACTCTATATTGTTTATAAACTACACAACCTTCTCCATCAAATAAACCAGCTGCGTAAGCTATAAGATCATTTTGCGTCGCCCCATGATTTTCCTGTGCCATAGTCGACAACGAATGGAACTTTGAAATCAATACACTCCTCCATAGTTTTCTTTATTGTTAAAACATCCTCATCATTCTTTACATTAAAACAAAGCTCATCATGTATCTGTAGTATAGGTAGATGGCCTGCATTATAACAATCAACCATTGCCTGTTTAGTTTGATCTGCAGAGGACCCTTGTATTAATCTGTTTAAAGCTTTATACGTTTTTGCTCTTTTAATATTATCTCTACCGTATTTAGCGACCGCATTATCAAATGTTTCGGGTAAGTGTAAACCAAAGTCTTTAGTTTCCCATTGATCAAATCTACACTTGCGTCCTCTCTTAGTTCGTATTACACCTTTGTCTTGAGCAGTTAACATACATTTTTCAGAAAGTAATTTTACAAATGGGACTTTTCTATTATACTTACTTATTAATATCTCCGCTTCATCTTTTGTTAGACCTAGGCTGTTTGCAAGTTTATTCTTACCCATGCCATACATTAGACCTAAACCAATTGTCTTTGCCTGTGTTCTCTCTATTCCAACAAGATCAGCTACTGTCTGATGAAAATCAGCAGATGCATTCTTATATGCATCAACTAATTCTTGAGACCCTTCATACCCCTCTCCAATTGACGCTGCATAATGTACCGTCATTCTAGGTTCTTGTTGAGAATAATCAAAACTACCCCATTGATGTCCTTCTTCAGGTATAAACAAAGATCTAATTTTAGGACCAAAATCTTTATTCCTTGCTGGTATTTGCTGTAAGTTGGGGTTACCCATTGATAACCTACCAGATACTGTGCCTCCTTGATCTGAACGTAATTGATTTATCTCACCATGTATTCTACCGTTTATTTGATATCTCATAATAGAAGATAAAAATGTGCCATGAAACTTGTTTAATTCTCTAGCTTGTAATATAAGTTTAGAAATTTTATGTTTACTATTAACCAACCAATTGTGTGTAAATGAAGGTTCGCCGGTTTTCTGAGTACGTGGATATTCTACTTTTAATTTATCAAAGGCGGTGGAGATCTGGCGTGCTGCCCAAATGTCAATGTCTAATCCTGATTCTTTTTTTATTGCCAACATTACTTCTTTCTCTTGGCGTATCATTTCTTGTTTTAATTTTTCAGCTGATTCCACTTGCACTCTCACTCCTCTTTGCCTCATCTTAATTAAGATAGGCAGCAGCTCTGATTCTAATTCCCAAATAGTAGATAAGCTTTGTTGTTGGATTTCTTGTTTAAATCTTTGCCATAACATAAGCGTGAGCCGTGCATCTTGTTCAGCGTAAAACCCAACATGCTCCGCTGGTAATTTCCACATCTCTCTCTTTGCATCGATGCCATGTTCTTCAGCCGCTAACTTAAGATCCGTCTCAGCCTTCAACTCACCTAAATAATCTTTAGATAAACTATTTAAACTATATTGATATCTGTTTTCATCGATCAAAGCTGCAGCTATCATAGTATCTACAATGGGTCCGTGCACCGTGATCCCACTAGCCTCTAACCAACCAACATCATACTGTGCGTTATGAAAAATTTTCGTGCATGGTAAGGCACATATATCCTTCATATACTTCTTAACTTGTTCAGGTATCATGTTACCACCACCAAAATGACCAAACGGATAATACCCTTGCCAGCCTGCCACTGCTACAGCTATCCCGATTATCTCTCCTTTTTTCAGGGCCCAACCAGCACCAAGACTTTCATTAATACCATCGTCTCTAGTTTCTAAATCTATTGCGATCTCGGTTGCTCCAGATAGATCTTTGAATTCAGATGGTGATGACCAAATATGTTTTTTAAAATTCATGGCTAATTGTAAACTCACAAAGATCTCTCCCATCTAAATTTTTGCACGTGATGTACTTTTGGTTGCCACTCTCTGCCTTTACGAGTGGTCCAACCTTTGCCTTTTGGAAAAGATTTTGTTGTGCCTGTGTGTGTGTAACCTGCTGCTCTTAAGCTTATCCCAGTCTCTGTCTCTAATGTATAAGTCAAAATTTTAGTGCCACCCATTTCTTTCCAAATTCTAGCACAAGCTCCATATAATAAACTGTTTACATTCTTAGTGCCCGTTGTGCAAGTTCTAACTATCTCAGCCGTATATCCATCATCTAATCTTCTAGAGACAGGTCTACCTACTATAGCTACTCCTAAAATAGTTTCTTCTAAATCTATGGCAGCTATACAAAATTTACAACCTTGTACAATTTTACTGTGCCTATGATTCTGTCTTACATACTCATTTGCGAACCTAAGAGTAGTAGGTTTTACTTTCATATGAATAAGTATGCGTACAATAACATAAAGACAGTAACAAAAAATCCTAAATAAAGATATAGCTCAAATTTATTCGGATCCATAACCCGTCCCATCCTTTCTATTTCTCCATCTCTTACCCCAAGCCCACACACTTAATTTAGAGCCAATAGTTTCAATCCATGAGTAAGGAACATCCAATGTCTTCTTTAGAATAATTCTAATCTTTGTTATTAAATCTGGAATTGTTATCATTTTGTTTATTTTTTTTCTTTTTATGTTTAGCAAATAAACTTAACAAGGCCCTATAAGCCCCGCCACATTTATATTCATCTTCTTTATTTACTTCTTTTATTTTAATTTTATGTTTTATCGCCATCTCTTAGTTTCTTCTTTTCTAATTCACAGTAATGAATAATTTTATCAAGATCTTTTTCTTTATCCTTCATTAAGTATCTAACAACGTACTTGATAACGACCCCTTGGAAGAACGAAAGATTGTTTTTAGAAATAAATTCGTAAGGTTGAATTTGATAACCCTTGTAATGTTTTGGACCTTTTTCTTGTGGTGCTTTAATAT